AAGGGCGAAACACTGCGGGCACTTCTTTGCCGGAGCATCCCCGTTGCCAGGGGTCTTGTCCTTCACGCGGATCATGTCCACGGGACCGTGCCGCATGATGTTGCCGCCGTAGTCCAGCACGAGACAGTTGGTCTTGCCTGTGTCGGGCGAAAGCCGTGTTCCGCGTCCCACCATCTGGATGAGCAGTCCCGGCGAGTTTGTCGGACGAAGCAGAACAACGCAATCTGTGTTCACGGCGTCGAATCCGGTCGTCAAAACGTTCACATTGCATAGGAACTTCAACGGCGGCTTCGGCGTTCCGAAGAGGTCGGCCGGGACCGCCTTACCCTTGAAGCGATCGAGGATTTCGGCACGTTCGCCAGCCGGAGTGTCGCCGGTGACGACTGCGCATTCCTGCCCGCTGTATCCACGGATAGCCTCGGCCACATGCATGCAATGTTTTACAGAAGATGTGAAAATCAGCACGGACTTCCTGTCTTTGGTCAGGTCAACGATCTCCCGGCATGCCGCCGTCACCAGATGTTCCGTATCCATCGCGGCTTCGATCTCATCTCCGATGAACTCGCCTCCGCGGATGTGGAGTTTGGAAAGGTCGGCCTCGGCGCGACCGGCACGGGAAATCAATGGTGACAGATACCCCTGTTGAATCATCTCTTTCAAACCCGCCTCATAGCAGATTTCATTGAGGAGATTCTCCGGCTTGCAGATAAGGCCGCCCTTCAGTCGGAACGGTGTGGCCGTCATTCCGACAAGACGGACACGCGGATTGATGACCTTCATGTCCTTGAGGAACGTTCGATACATCCCGTCTCCATCGGGTGCGATCAGATGGCATTCATCGACCATAATGAGGTCGAAAGCGTCGAGATCGCATGCTTTGTTGTACACGCTTTGGATGCCTGCCACGATGACCGGCTCTTCCGTGTTTCGGGATTTCAGACCCGCGGAGTAGATTCCCACGGGGAGATCGGGGCAAAGACGCCGGATTTTGTCCGCGTTCTGCTCCAAAAGTTCCTTGACGTGAGCGAGAATCAGCACCCGGCCGCCCCAGAGGGTAACGGCGTCTTTTGCGATCTGAGCCAGAACAAGGCTCTTGCCTGTTCCCGTGGGAAGCACGACGCAGGGATTGTTCTTCTTCGTGCGGAGATGTTCATACACGGCCTCGACCGCTTCCTGTTGGTAGGGGCGCAAGTTCATTGTGCATCACCACCTCGGTTTCAATCCCGCAATAAGGAGGTCAACGGAGAAGCGCACGATCAGCTTGTGAACCTTCTTTTTGCTCATGTGCAGTTGTTTGGAAATATCAGTTTCACTGTAGTTTTTATACAACATGAAACACACGGCGCGCATTTCCGGGTCTTCGATGCTATTAAGACAGTCGTTGACAATCTTCTTCCTGGTTTGCAGATCCTGTTTTTGCATTGTATTCAGCAATCCTTATGAATGCCATTCCGTTCGGGGGCATGGGTTCTCGTTTGGTGACTGTAATTTTGTGGATGAGGGAGTCATCTTCGTACACGCCTGCGCACGTCAGCGCGTCCAGTAAACTCTTCTGGGAGTTGTCGATGTCGCGCCTGCGGTTGTCGGGCGGATAGAGGTCCAGCTCGACCTGAACGGGACTTTTGAACATGGGATGCCCCGTTTTCCGGGCGATTGCCGTCACGCTTTCCCGGTATCGTCGGCCATCGCGGCTGATGAGGACGCGAGGACCGACGTGCCGGTAATAATGGTTCAGCGAGGGCGGCCACGGCAGTTCAAGTTCGACCGCCATCACATCCACGGCGGCTTCGCGGGGACGCGCACGGTCTGGGAGGAGACCGGAGCTGCGGCCTGTCTCGGTTCCGGCTTGAAGGCGGCCTTGGACTCATAGCCGCGGATTTCGTTGGAGATCTCGCCGGTGTTCTTATCCTTCCTGACGTGAACCTTGATGACGAGCGGGAGGTTGTGGAGGTCGGCGGAATCGCCGGGGGTGAGCACGTTGACCGCGCGGCAGATGGCGGACAGGTCGGCACGGGCCATGCGGACGGCTTCGGGATTCCTGTTTTCGATGTTCAGGCGAGCCCAGACCTTGCGTCCGGCGAACTCGCCGTCCGTGATCTCGAATTCGAGCTGGAGGTAGCGTCCGGTTCCGGCACGGGTGTCCTTCATCTCGGAATCGGTGATGACGGCGACATACTTTCCCGCGGGGATGGGGTCAAGTTCCCGGCTGGGTTCGACTTCGTTTGCGTTGAAATTGAGGATGGCCATGATGATATTCCTTTCTGTCAGCCGCAGCAGACTGCGGGTTTGAAGTTGGTATTGACGGGTTTCTTCGGGTTGATGGTTTCGGCGGATACGGCTCTGGACGGCGGGCAGCTGAGGTGTTCAAAGTACACCAGCCGCGGCATGAAGTCATCGTGGATGATCCGGCATTTGGTTCCTTTCGGGATGATCCCCCCGCAAAAGTCGCAGGGGTGATCATGCTTTGCAATGGCGATATGGTCGGACATGGTTCTCTCCTTTATGAGGCCGGAGCCACGGAGTTCTGGTAAGCATGGAGGAAGGCATCCCACTGGAGCGGGATCTCGTTCGGCAGGCCGAACCGGTTCTTTGCGACGCAGGCCGGGCTTCCGTTGGTGCGGAGGATGCGTTCGCCGCCGTCCGCGCCAATGGGAGACGCGATGGCACGGGCATCGCCGTCCTTGCTGACGCGCATGCGCTTCATTGCGAACATCACGGCATCGACCCATTCGGAAATGAGGCTGGCGGCGTGTTTGTGCAGGCGGGGTGCGTAGCGGTCATAGGCCATGTTCTCCGGGTCTTCGAAGCGCTCGACCTTCGCGTGAGCGACCAGAATGACCATTATCCCGCGCTGGTTGCGGAGGTCGTCGAGGAGCGAAAGCACCTTGCGCCAGTGAACGAGGGCGTCGACGTAGCCTTTGCCGTACCCGCCATCCGCCTTTTCGATGGAGCGGACGCCGAACTCCTTGCACACTTCGTCGAAGATCAGGCGTTCCAGCCAGTCGAGCGAATCGATGACGACGGTTCGGAAGTTGTGGTCTTCGTCACGGAGAGCGGTCAGAGCGGCTACGACGTCTCCGAAGTTCTGCGCGAGCGGGAACTTGCAGCAGTCGATTTCACCGAGGCCGTCCTCGGTCTGAACGAAGATCGCGCCGGGAGCGGACGCGCCGAAGGTGGATTTCCCGACGCCTTCCTGGCCGTAGACCATGATGCGAGGCGGCTTGTTTTCGCGTCCGGACTTGATGGATTCAAGCATGCTCATGATCAGTTTTTGCCTTTCTTTGCGGTCTTGCCGGTGTCAGTCTTGACGGCATTGTAGACGATGAGGAGCGTGACGGGGATGTCCGCGTCGAAGACAGCCCAGAGTCTGTGGCGGCCGTCGATCAGAGAGCCGTCTTCAGCAATGGCGATGGTCGAACCGTTCAGCACCCAGCGTCCGGCCTTCATTTCTCTGGCGAACTGCTTGATACGCTTTTCGTTCATGAGGCGGTTTTCGGAATCCTTCTTCAGCATTTCGACGGCCATTGCGGGCGTGACGGCGACGATTTCGACCTCGATCTGAGGCTTGACGACATGTTTCATGATGTTTCTCCTTTACATGAATTCTGTTGTTATGGAAGGGGTTAAAGAGTGTCGATAATGCGGATATCTTCGTAGCCGGTTGGCCAGATGCCGGAGACGTCGCATTCGCGGTAGCGGTTCAGGGCAGCCTTGTTCGTCTGCTCGGCAAGGTCGAGAACCTCGTCGGTCAGTTTCCACACGCCTGCCGAGAATGGTTCGTTCTTCTCCACGGCAATGATATACACGGGGTAAGTCTTGCCGCTCATGGCTCGGATGACCATGCGGTAGAACGCCATCTGGTGGATGTAGCCATAACGGCGGCAGTCGGATTCGAACCAGCGAAGGCTGTCGCAGGTCTTGAGGTCGACAAGCCCGCACTCCGGGTTGAACCAGTCCATCCGAATCTGGCAGGGAACGCCGCAACAACAGGCTCGGACGACGCCTTCGGCTTCGCCATTCGAGAGAAGCTTCAAGGCTTCGGGGTGGACGCTGACGGCTGTTTGCAGCTTCATGATGAAACCGAAATCCTTCTCAGAGATGATCTCGTGGTCCTGCTCTGCCAGCCAGTCAGCATACGCCTTGGTGGTCTTCCCGAAAGGCTCGCCTGTGCGAGAATTCACGGGACCGTTGCAGACCACATAGTCTCGTTCAAAAGCATGGCGGCCTTCAAGGATCAGGCTGTGTGCTGCGCGTCCGAGGGTGAAAGCGGCGGATTCCTTCTGGTCGATCTGTCCGGTGATTTCCTTGTAGTAGAGGGCCGGACTCTCGCGGAAGTCGGCCAGCAGATGGCTCGACATGTATTCTCCGCTGCGGCTGCGTTCATGGTATTCGTTGGCGGGTTCGTGGGTGATGAAATCAGTATTCGTCTTCATGGTTGTATTCCTTGTTGAGTTGGAAGTATCTGCGGAAAGCATTCTCAACGTACGGGGGAACAAATCCCCGGTCGAGGATTCGGTAGATGTCGTCCTTGTTGAGTTCGAAGAGAGCCGCGATGCGCGGAATTCCGTACTTAAGTTCATCTCTCGCTATGGAGATTATGTCTTCGATGGAAACGGGTGTGCCGCCGAACTTTTTATGAACCCTCAGGAAAAGAGTTCCCAGGGCTGCTATCTGTTTTTTTGTCATAGGTGTATGTCCTTGATTGTTTTGTGTTTGTCCAGGAATCCCGATCATCACAGGGGGGGGCTTTCCATCCTGTTTTTCCCGGCATAAGGCATATACGCAATCGGGTATGTCCGTGGAGCAAAGAATCGAAACTTTTTTCGATTTTTCTTTCAGAAAATCGTGCCGAAGAGTTCTTTCTTGATGACATCCAAATGTTTGCGACGGATTGTCGAGTGAGAAAGCTTCATGCTGTTTTCGATTTGGGTCATCGATTCGCCGTCAAGCAGTTTTTCGAGGATGACTCTGGTCTGTTTGGGGAGTCTGTGAATGGCATCATTGATGTCCATCCGCAGCATATCGTCTTCAACCGTATTCCGGCACTGGGAAACGAAAGCACGGACATCCTCAGGCGGAAGGCCTTTTTCCTCGAGATCATCATCATAGTCGGAGATATCGGTTGCATAAGAGAGTACGAGATCCTGTTTGCGGTGATACCTGCGGCGAATGCTCGCAATTGAATTTTCCAAACAGGTGCGGCAGAATGTCTTGATTCCGGCACGACCATCGTAATTGGGAAGCGCCTTATTCAAAGCGATGAGCAACTCCTGGCGGATATCGTCCGCGTAAGATGCAAGGACGGGGAACTGATGGATGTTCAAGTCTATGAGGGATCTGATAGATTCCTGAACATGGGGCATCGCGTAGACCTCATCAAAGGTCGGGATGCGAATGGATTTGACGGCGGATTCCGCTTCCTTGCGGACGGTCTTCTTGTGGTTTTTCGTCATTTCGACTGCTCCTGTTTGGTGTGGAGCGGTCGGAAACACCGTCAAAAAAATGGAGATGATCGGGATACGCCATATTTCTGGCGGCATTCCCGGCCATCTCCGTTTGTCGGTGGTATGGTCAGCTAAATACCATATTGAATGTGAATGAATGTATTGGGGTATCAGCCCGGATCAGATGCCTTAGAATC